AGAAATCCGGGGGCTTTTTTGCTTTTGTGCAAGAAAAGTTTTGCAGGATAGAAATATTTGGCTACTTTTGCAGTGCTAACAACATATAACTCATCTTTATTCTGTCCGGAGAACGATAATCCAAACAGAAATATAGACGATTGCCTCGCGATGGGTCACGCCCGGGAAACTTGGCGTAAATATACGGCAGAAATGTTGTGTGTTGTTAGCAACCCTGTACGCGAGGCTTTCGTCATTTATAGTGTAATATGCTAACAACACACAACTCACCGTCACAGGTGGCCAAAGTGGCCGCCGACGCAGTCAGAATTCTCTTTCCAAACCTCAAGAACGTGCACGCCCGCATCGACGGATGGGGCAGGGTCCGCATCTGGGGCTACTGCCGTCTCCCTTCCGGGAAGAAGCAGGATGCCATAGCACGAGGCTATGGCACGGCCACGGCCGTGAGGAACTTCATCGCCAGGATCAACGCCCAGCCGGAGCTAAAAAAGGCTGTCATGGGCCCGTACTGGACTCCCCGCCGATCGTAATGGCCTCCATACTCTACCATCCAAAACCCGGTTGCCGGAAGGCTTCCGGGTTTTGTCATATATACCCTGTTTTTCGTCTTCTCTGAGGACCTCAGAAGAGCGTAAACTGATGGACGCACAAACCCTCAAAAGAGGGTCAAAAAGGCGAAAAACAGACCGATTTTCATTCATTTTTGTTCTCAGTTCTGTTTATCAGAACTGGAACAGTGCTGACATTTCAGTTCTGAAGGCGGTCCCCTCCCCGTTTCCCCACCTCGTTTTTATCAAAAAGAAAAACAGAACTTACGGACTTAACGAGTTGTAAATCAGTGGCAAGCACCCATTTATATATTATTTATTATTATAATATAGAGACACCTCTATAAAAACTATATATTTACTGAACTTTAGAACTTACCTTTGCAACGTATTGACATTCAAGAGAATGAATCAGCACTATTTCAGCACTAATCAGCACTGAAGCACTTGTGAACAGAACTGAAAGTCAGCACTGATGAACAGTGCTGAAAATAGGATTGAAAATCAGCGACTTAACCCCGTCAGTTCTAAAGTTCTGAAAAAATCGGGAATTCACACAAGTGTGTCTCGGAATCGGGGTTCAGAAAGGAGAGGAAAACGGCCGCCGTGTCAGCGGAATTTCGTAACTTTACAATATGGTCACAGTCCCACGCCGGGACGGGAAATCACAGTAGATTTGCGGAAAGATGGAAGCGATTCAGGACATACAGACGGCATCGGTGAAGGTGCTTCCGTGCCTGAGGGAATATATCCTGAGCGTCAACGGAGGCTCGGACATCATAACCCCCGGCCGGGAATCCAAGTTGTGGGGCATCGTGAAGATGCACCTCGACCTGGTGCCTGACGACTACAAGCCTGTGCCGGCCACGGGAAGCGAGGACTGCATCCGCATCGCCCTCTACCGCTCGCACCGCCGTCAGTACAACCGCAACTCAAGGAAGGTGGATCCTGGCAAGCGCCGCCCGAACCCCGAGTTCGTGGTGGACACACTCTGGAGGAACTACCTTAACCCGCAGGGGCAGGAGGCAGTGGCATCGCATCTGATGCACACGTTCAAGCTCACATATCGCAGCTATATGACGGGAGCCATCGGGAACAATCCGGATCTGACCATCCGTGACGCCATATATTCCTTCTGTGAGCTCTACGGCATAGCCATGGACAACATCACATACGAGATGCTGCGCAAGGACTGGTTTCGCTTTCGCAAACGACATCAGGGAACACAGGCGATTCCCGTGGAAAATAGTGATTTCTAACAAAATATAACTCCCGAGAGGTCCCAGATTTTCGGGGCCGAACGGGATGGAGTAACGAAGAAAAATGACAACAAGCATCACCTCGCATTTCGCTCTCATCCCTGCCGATATTGTCAGGGATTACATCAGGTTTCAGCCGTTGAACTTCCTTCCGGTCGGGTCCGTGGAGTCCGTGGCCTCCGGGCAGATTTCATTTGAGCAGACTCCTGAGGAAAGCGAGTCGGGGCTTTCCTTCCGTCAGGAGTTGTCTCTCACCACATTGGACGGGAACCTTGCGCCTTATGACGGGTGCAGGATGTATATCGCCTTCTATATGTCGGACGGAAGCCTCCGCGTCATTGGTTCGGCATCGGCCGTGCCGCTTCTGAAGATCACGCCGTATTCTGGCGCTTTGAAGCTGGAAGTCTCTTTCGATAGCGCTCATCCTATGGTCTTATAGCCGTTCTGTCCTTTCAGCAGGGCGTTTCTGTGCATAATTTTGCCGAAAAGACAATGTTATGCCACTATCCGATAAAATCAATATACTTTTTTCAGCCTCAGTGCCTCGGCACTCCGCATCGTCGCAGCTGCTGATCGTCACTGATGGCGAGCGTAAGCCTTACAAGGAATGCGTGGCCGTGCCTCCAGACACTGAGCTCTGCTATCCGTCAGAGTTCAGCGACACTGATATTCCTGACGGTTCTATAGCATATCACCCGGTATTCGGGGAAATCACCTATCAGAGCAGGTGGCGATTCGCCACGAAGCAGTTTGTGGCCGATATTCAGGCCGCAGATGCCAATCCGGCCATCCGTGCCCACCTCATTCACGTCGACAGTTGCGGTGGCGAGGCCTTTGGGCTGCACGAGGCGTTCCTTGTCGTCAAGTCTTTGGTCAAGCCTGTCTATGCACTCGTGGATTCCATCGCTGCGTCAGCCGGCTACTATCTGGCTGCAGGAGCGGACAAGATCTTCGCGTCATCCATCTTCTCAGAGATAGGATCCATCGGCATCGTCAGCACATCCTATGATGACCGCGAGTATCTGGAGAAGAACGGGTTCAAGGAGCGTGTGTATTACAGTAATTACTCGCCGCTCAAAGGGAAGGTGCAGCGTGATGCCGTCGATGGCAACGGGGAGGAGTTCGTGAAGAGGTTCCTTGACCCGATGGCACTTCAGTTCATCGATGATGTCAAGTCCGAGAGAAAAGAGATCTCGAAGGAGGCGCAGGAAGGCGAGCTCTACTACAGCGCGGAAGCGCAGGCTGCCGGTCTCATAGACGGGCAGAACTCTCTTGGGGAGGTCCTTGAACTGCTGAGGGCCGAGACCACGCCGAAAGAAACAAGTCCATCCGTAGATATCAACAAATTAAATTTCTAAACAATGCGCAAATTTTTAGCGAATCTTCTGGCCGTCGTAGCATCGCTCGGCCTTAAAGACAAATTTGACCGCAAGGAGCTGACCAAGGAAGACCAGACCGCTCTCATCGACGCCTACAACAAGGCGCACGGTGCGGGGGCTTTCGCAACCGACTTCACTGATTATCAGACTGAGCAGTCGGCCCAGTCCGATGCTTTCGAGAAGGCCCTTGCCGAACTCGCCGGAATCGCCGGCGTAGATGCCGAAGCCGAGAACACTGCGGACAGACTTGCACAGATCGTCGCAAGCATCAAGGATCTCAAGGCCGGGTTTGACTCTGCCACGGCCACCATCAAGGAGCTTTCAGGCAAGGCCGTCGAGCCGAAGCCGGTTGACAATGTGAACGCCGTGCCGTCAGTGACCGGCGCGCATACCAAGGAATATGCCTTCGGTATCAAGAATCCTCTCTTTGCCGCCAGCCGCCGTTACAATGCCATCCTCATCAACGGACGCATCGAAGGCGAGCCTACCAAAGAAGACCGTGCCGCCCTTGACGATGACTTCAGCACTTACACCGAGAAACTCTCCGCAAGGATGAGGCAACTCCGCGCTTCCGGTCAGATCAACCTTCTGAAACAGGCAAAGGTGGACATCTCACAGCTGTCATCTGACACGGAGATTGGCACACGCCAGTTCACTATCCGCCAGGATATGGTGATTGCAAGGATAGTATCTTTCCCGTCGCTTGTCGGCTTGTTTGACACCATCAGTAACGTTCAGTCCGGACAGGTCATCACCAACGTGCTCTTCGATGAAATCTCACAGGCATACCAGGCAGGCGAGGTCTTCAAGGGCAACGTGGACTTCCAGCCGGAGAAGGCTGTCGTCGACAAGGCTATGGCGAAAGTCCGTTTCGAGGATATGTCCAAGCTGGAGGAGGCATATCTGAACTATCTCAACAAGGAAGGCTCGGATCCTGTGAAATGGACATTGCTTGAGTGGCTTGTCCTCAGGATGGCCGAGCAGATCAGCGCCGAGCGCATAGAGCGTTCCATTCTCGGCTGCTACGTCAAGCCTGTAAAGGGGGAGGCTTCACCTGCCAACTTCGCTTCCACAGGTGTCATCCACCGTATCATCAGCCTTTACGAGGATAACAAGATGCTTCCGTTCGATGACGAGGATCTCGCGGACTACGACTCCAGCAACATCGGGGACGTGGTCACATTCTTTGTCAAGAAACTCGTTGCACGCCGCCCGAAGGACTACAAGAAGTTCGTCATCTATCTCAACGCTGCGCACCGCCCTATGTTTATGGAGTGGTATACCAACAAGTACGGCAAGAACACCGACTATGCCGGGATTCAGGACATCGTGCCTAACTACGGGAATGCCATCGAGTGGGTCCCTGCTATGGGCAACCTGAAATTCATCTTCGCCACTGTTAAAGGCAACATCGAGCTGCTTCAGAACGTTCCTGGCGAGGAGTACAACACCAAGTTCGAGCGTCATCTTGAGGAGGTCATCGCATACGCATATTGGAAGGAGGGTGCGGCGGTAGGATTCGCAGGCCCTCATTTCAACAGCAGAGCGGATCTCAAGGCCAACAAGGCACGCAATCAGTACGTGTTCTGCAACTGGCCTGTGATCACCCTCGCCGCCGACGCAACAACCATCGATGTAGAGGGTGATGAGCTTGAGGACCTCGGATTCCTCATCAGGACATCGGCCAACACCAAGGCGACAGTTCTCACCGACATCGAGAACGCCAAGGAGGGAGTGGTCTATCGCATCGAGTGCGGTGATACGACCAACGCCACGACAATCAGCAAAGCCGGCAAGTTCAGCGAGATGGAAGCCTGGACACCTACGGCCGTAGGCGACTACATCAAGGTGTACTACAATACTTCCAAAGGCAAGTTCTACGAGGTTGCACGCGGTTAATCATCGGGGGCTTCGGCCCCCTTTAACACCATTCGATTATGATTAAAGTACCTAATATCAACGCCGTTTCGGATCTGGAGTCCGCAGGCAAGAGAATCTACAACAGGATTCATCTTATCCGTGAGTCCGATGTGGATCTCTCAAAAGGGGAACCGGAGATAACCATTTCCGACGAGGCGCGCACGATGGGGGCGCTGACGCTCAAGCAGGGTGCTTCCATCGCACATTTTGACTTCGCAAAGTTCACCACTGCCGCCACATCCCAGGGAAGCAACGGCGATGTGACCACGGAGGTGACCAACGCCCTGGCCGGAACTTTGGCCGGGGACAGGATAGAGATCGATAACTTCATCGAGAACTATCACGGCGAGGGATTCTTCATCGTGACATCGGACCGTATCAACGGCAAGAAGTACATCTACGGCCGTCCGCGCTGTCCTTACTACTTCACCGATCACGATAAGAAAAAGAACTCGGACAACGCCAGCTGCGACGTGACTTTCAACAGCCCGTTCCCGTTCCAGCCACTTGAATATCTCGGAAGCGTCGAGGAAGGCGGTGATGAATAGCCGTTCCGGACGCTTGACATCAGGGCCGCCATCGACGGCCCTGTTTTCATAAAGACAGACATATATGTACACCTTCCAGCAAAAGAAATCAATATCCAGGGCGATTGCCCAACCGTCAAAGATTGAGATATACCGCGGTCTTCTCGCATCGAGAGGGCTTCCTGCTGCAGGGACGATTATGAAGAACCGTTCAGCCCTTGCCGTGTCGATGGTATACACACTTCTGGAGCATTTCACCGCAGAGGAAATACAGGCCGCCTGTGAGGCCCGGAGCCCTATGGCAGGGCAACCAGTCGGGAGCATGGAGAAAGCGTCCACGGAAGCCCCAAAACCGCCCAGAATCTCGAAATTTGAGCAATACCCAGACATTCCGTGGAAGCAGCTCGATAATCCGATGGTGCGGATGGCGGACAGCATATTCACTGACAGGATAAACTGCTGGTCCGAGCTGAAGCGCCTTGAGACGCTCACGCAGGGCGAATTCACCGACTTTGACACCCTGGCCGAGACGGTAAGACTGGCCGCGAGGCTGGAGGTGTGCTTCAACGAGCTCCGCAGTTTCAACAACACTGGAAAATTCCTCGGCAAGCATCCGTTCATATCAACCAAGGATGAGAGGTCAAGGATATTCGACATCCTCAGGCGTAATCCGGAGGAATATTTTCAGGAGCGGAAGAATGTCGAGCTAAACATCTCCCGTTACAGCTCGCAGGTGAACAGCCCGAAGCTGGACGATGACAAGAAAGAGAAGGCGAGGACCAATCTGGAGAAGTTCCAGGCACTCCTGCAGGTCTTCAAGGACGTATTCAATGAATTCATAAAGGGTAAATGACGATGGAGATAAGGACTTATGACGAAGACTTCGTCGCAAGGGTGAAGGATTTGGCCGTCATAGGACTCTATCCTGTCCAGATAGCAGAGAGACTCGGTCTTCAGGGCAGGCAGCGAATGGAGTTCCTGATGGACATCTGCTCGAAAAAGCACCCATTGCACGAGGAGTTCCTTATCTCCAGGGCGCATAGGGAGGATGATATGGATGCGGCTCTCACGGAGATGGCCGCCGCAGGTGACATCGACGCCCTGGAACTTGACGCAAAATTGAGGTGGCGGCAAGGTGTCGAGAACATCAAGACAGAACTTTTTGACGTATGACGGACAGACTCACACTTCTCGAAAGCTATAAGGCGGATGACATCCAGTTCTTTCTGAAGCACAGAAAGTCGGATGTCATTGTCGCAGATATGCAGACATACATTCTCCAGCTGGACAGTATGAGCCGGCTCTTCCACTATCATAAGCATAACTATTCCCGGGCTGTCGAGAGCCTGAGAAAGGAATGGCCGACGCTCACCATAGCGCAGGCGAGGGAAATCTATCGTGACGCTCTGGAGTATTTCTATCAGGACGATGGCATATCCGCACGCGCCTGGGATCTGAAGTATGCCGATGCGTATGACGACCTCGCGAGGGTGGCCATCAAGGCAGACAAACTTGCCACCGCCAAGGCGGCGCTTGACAAGGCGCACGAGCTCCGCACCAAACAGAGGGAGCAGGAGAACCACCAGTGGCAGCCGCCGGTATATCTCGTCAATATCAATGTCAGGCCGGAGGATCTCGGCTATCAGTCGCAGAAACTTATGGATATCGCCAAGCGCGCCGAGGATGCCCAGTACAAGGAGCTCATCCTCGGGCTGGAGACCACGGAGGCTGAGAAGAAAAGACTCCTGATGGACGCCAATATCAAGGACACTGAAATCATAGAGGATGGAAACACAGCAGACGAACGGTAATGCCCCAGACTACATCGAGATGTACCAGAACAGGGTACAGGCTCTTGTGAACATCATTGACCCGAACAAGCTATTCGCAGTCATCGGCCGAGGCGGTGGAAAGACCTCTCACATCTCCACAAGGCGCATTCTCCGTGTCGCGCAGGAGATGCCGAGGGAGACATCAATCATATCGCACAAGTCATTTGTGGCGCTCTTCACGAATGTCATCCCTACCATTCTGGAATCCTTCCGGACTGAGGTGCGGATGCCTGACGGAACAGAGCGCCCTATGCTCATCGAGGGTTGGGACTATGTGGTCGGCGAGAAGGATCTTCCGAAGCACTTCCAACAGCCACGGTATCCGCTGCTTAACCCGGAGCGAACCATTGTATTCGCCAACGGCTCCGTCCTTCAGGCTGTGGCCGTGGACAGGGCTGACTCCATAGCCGGACGCAGCATCGTCCACGCCTTCCTTGAGGAAATGAAATACAGTGACGGCGAGAAGGTCAGAACGAGAATCATCCCGGCCATCCGTACCTCACGCATCGGCTCCGGTTCTGAAGCCTATAAATCACACCTTCACGGGGGCATCACTGGTGTGTCCGATATAGGCAGGGTCTCCATCGGCGAAAACAACTGGTTTATGGACTACGAGAAGGAGGTCGATCCCCAGCTTGTGGCCGATATCGTGACGCTCTCGCTGATGCTGAATGATTGTGAGGTGAATCTGCGCAATGGGGTGAAGACTCGCATTGCAGAGGCTAAAATCGCCAAATGGGGGCCGCTTTTGGCACAGTTGCGCAAGCGCTGCACATTCTTTATCAGGGCATCGACATTCGTGAACAGGGATGTCCTCGGCCTGGACTATTTCAAGACGCAGAAGGAAATTCTGGATATGGGGGAATTCCTTTCATCCATCTGTTCCATCGGGGACCGAAACCGCGACAACCTGTTTTTCGAGCTTTGGGATGAGGAGAAGCACACCTACAGCGACAGCTACAAGTACGAGGTCATCGACAAACTGAACCTGAAGGAGGCGTTCACTGTCACCGCCGACCACCTGAAGCATTTCGAACCGGCTCAGAAGCTGCTACTCGGCTACGACCCTGGTAGTTTTTCATCTGTGGTCAGCGGCCAGATGGACAGGAAGGCCAACGCCCTGCGTGTGATGAAGGAGTTTTTCGTCTATCCTCCCGAGGATGCGGAGGATCTTGCAAGACAGATCAACGCATTCTATTCAGAGGTATCCAGACTGAAGATGATTGACCTGTATTACGACCGTGCCGGCAACAAGCGGAACAAGCAGTATGAGAAGGATGCGGAGACTGACGCGAAGAAACTGAAGAAGGCTCTTGAGCGGTACGGATGGCGTGTGAAACTGATGAACCTCGGGCAGGCGACCATCTATCATTGGCAGCATTACAGGCTTTGGAAGCGTCTTCTGGCCGAGTCAGAGAGAAATGTGCCTCGCATCAGGATTGATTCCAATGAATGCCCGAACCTCGTGTCCGCGATGTACTGCTGCAAGAAAGTTGTCGGCTCTACTCCGGTCGAGCTTGACAAGTCCCCGGAGGTCAAGGTACGCATCGACCTGCAGGCCGGCCTGACTCCTCAGATTCCGTCCGCTTTGACTTATCTGGTGTGGGGATTGTTTGAAAAATACTTCCCTGGAGTGCGAAATTATAGCACGGCAGGGGGCATTTCTTCCAATTATACCGGCTAAAGTTGGAGATTTGTGTTATTCTGAAAATGGTCATAGATTTGGGAATCAGAGCCTTAAATAAAAAATTCGGAGCTCTTTTTGAAAATCTGCGGAAGAAAAGCGCGGCGCCGCTAAGTTCTGGGTTTGTAATGCAAGGCCGTGGATCGACTGAAATATGACGGATTCTGTCCTTTGCCGTGGCCCGTCGGTGGGCTACCTTCGTGTCAAATTCAAAGCGATGGAGACTATCAAGGGCAGTGTTGCATTACAAAAGGCGGAGGCCATCTCAAAGGCGGGAGGAACCTTCAGCCTGGCCTTCTTCCCCTATTCGAGGACGAAGAAGCCGGGTGATTCCACCGTGCGCCTGAAGATGTTTTCCGGATGCACGATGCGGAAGCCGCTCCCTCACGACAAGTTCGACATCGACGGCAAGAATTATTTTCTCTTCCTCACGGCTGACGGCCAGCCCCGCACCTGTTACAGGGCGCTCATCAGGGCGATAGGGTTCAGCGATGAGGACAACAGACTATACAGGGTAACGTGGTATGAATAAGTTCGGCACATTCTCGGGGCACGGCTATGCCCTCACATATCAGATCGGCGATGCGGTGCCTGAGGCGTCATTGTCAGGTGACGGCCGTGGATCCGTCGCAAGCGGCCAGGCCGCTCTGTCCGCAAGACGGATGGGCGGGTATTTCTATTGGCCTGCAGGGACGAACAACGATGACCCGGACGTTTGCGCCGCGCTCATCAAGGGGAACCGCCTGCTGCCTTCCCTCATCGAGAAGCAGGTGGCCATCCTCTATGGAACCGGTCCGATGCTGTTCCGGGAGGAGACTGGTGAAGACGGAACCGTCAGCAGGGTGTATCTTCAGGATCCTGAGATTCAGTCGTGGCTGGAGAGCTGGAGACGAAACGGTCTTCCGGACTCCTACAAGGAATATCTCATCAAGTGCATACGCTCATATTACTATAGCGAGGGCATATTCAGCCAGTGGCATCTCACGAGAGGTGTGATGGCCGGTGTTCAAGGCGCACTGCCGGTGGCGGGGCTGAAGCATATCTCCGAACTCAGGGCCAGACTCGCCACAGCCACGGACATCTCCCTCAAGACAGATGTCGAGCAGTCTGATTTCAACTTCGTGCTGGTGGGCAACTGGGCACGGACGACATCCACGAGCAATTTCAAGGTGTTCCCGAAGTTCAACCCGGTGAAGCCGTTGTCATCCAACGGGGCAATATCATACAGCAGGAATGCGGACTATGACAGCGACATCTACGCATCCAATGTCTTTTTCAATGGGGTGCGTGAATGGATTGTCGGTTGTAATGCAACACCGTCATACATCAATTCCTTCCTTGAGAATGCCCTGTCGGCAAGGCATCACATCATCATCCCGAATGCCTGGTATAATGCAAAGAAGGACTCTCTGGAGGATCTCTGCCAGATGAACGCTGAGAAGAAGGCCGAAGGATGCAGGGATGACGAGCTCATAACCGTCAAGGTCGGTGGCGAGACTCTGGAGATAGGGACGGAATACAGCGAGGCGCTGCTTGACAGATATGTAAATCTTGAGCTGAAGAACCTCACCTCGTTCCTTGCCGGACGTGGCAAGAACCAGGGGAAGACATACGCCACACGTTCATTTATGAACGAGAACGGCGACATCGAGCAGTGGAAGATCGAAGAGATACCGCAGAAGTACAAGGAATATATCGAGGCGCTGATTTCTGTCGATAAGCGCGCCGACATGGTCTTGCTTTCGGCAAAGGGAATCGACCCGTCGATATCGAACATCACTTCTGACGGTACAATCTCGAAATCCGGCTCCGATGCGTATTACAATTATATCATCTACCTGACGCAGCAGGCGATTCCGGACAGTGTGGTGTGTGCCGACCTGAATGAGGCCATAGCGCTTAACTTCCCGGACAAATACGCCCAAGGCATCCGCATCGGATTCCATCGCCCGAATGTTCAACGGCAGGAGGATGTCTCACCGGCAGACAGAATGGCCAACCAAAACGAACAGTAAAATGACAGCAGAAGAAATATTCCCGGATCTCGGGGAATTCCAGAAATACAGTGACGGCATGATTGCCGACACGTCGATAGGACAGCTTATGCCATCGATACGGACAGCCGTGTACGATGTCGCGGGAATCATCACACAGGATGTGTTCGATGCTGTCATGGCTTCTGAAGCCAAAGAACCTGTCCAGCTTCTGAAGACGGCGGTCGCCTGCATGGCATCGTACAATTATCAGATCTTCGCAACAAGCAAGAAGAACGGCTCGGAGGCTTCGATGTACAAGTATCAGCACGAGGAGATGAAGTCTCATCATCTTGAAGCGTACTGGGCCGCCATGGACAGACTGCTTGACTGGCTCGATGCGAACCCTCAGACAGGAGGATGGCAAGATACTCCTGAATATATGGAGCGTCTGAATCTCCCCGTGAAGAGTGCCTCCGAGTTTGATTTTTATTTCGGCATAGGGAAAAGTTCCCTGTTTTTCCACAAGGTGCTGTATCTTATCCGTCAGAATTGGGACCAGGAGATCCTTCCGGCACTACCTGCCGATGCCTCCGCAAGGATGATGGATCTGGCCAAGCAGGCGCTTTGCTACAAGGTGATGGCGCTGGCCGTGATGCAGTTCGATGTCACCGAACTCCCGAGGGCGGTCAGATATGATGACAGCCACGAGTATTCCAAGGCGAGCAGCCCGCAGCAAAGGGTCAGCCTTTACAATCAGTTCATCGCCAAGTATACGAATCTGATGGCCTCAATAGAGCGCCTGAAGGCTGTTGGCGGTGGCAAGTCAAGTTTCGGGAACGACCAGACCGAGGACCAGAAATTCTATTCCGTGCTATGATAAGACTTAAAATCAACAGACATACCTACAACATCCCATCCAAGTGGGAAGAGTGCGATGCGCCTACATTCGTGCGACTTTCGAGGGCAATGTGGAACTTCGAGAATGGACACACTGATTTTGAGTCTTTCAAAATTGAGATAGTGGCCGCCTGTCTCGGCATCGACATTCCGTCCATACGGCTGACCGATTTTCTCGGGGTGAACTTCTTCACCTTGTCCGGCCTTCTGACATTCCCTTACAAGCTTGTCAAAAACGCCGACGGGAGCGAGACCGCATACATTGACATAGTGATGGCCAGAAATCTCTTCCCGAAGATGAAAGGGACATCCGGATACAGGTATGAGACAGACAGGGCCGGGGTGATAGACTGCACCCTTACGGCAGCTCAGTACACGGCTGGAATCGGGCTTGTCAATCTCCAGAGTGGCTATATCAAGGCCTATCGGGAGGATGAGGCGCTTGAGGTGCTGGATCCGCTTGTTAGGTTGTTGTATGATGGACGATGTGATTTTTCTGTGTATGAGAGGATAGCGGTGATGTATAATTTCAGGGGAATCCTTGAATCCATCAGGCGTGATGACAGCTATTCACTGGTGTTCCGTAAGTCGGGGCAGAGGTCCGAGCCGTCTCCGGCCGGGAGCAACAGCGGCATCTTCGCGCTGACAAAAGCCGGCTATGGTGATTTTGACGCCGTGTCGAAGATGGATGTGCATTCGTTCCTTTCGGCGATGGTTCAGCAGACCGTGGACAGCATCCACACCCTTCAGGGATCCGGGATGAAGCCATCCAAGATCGCGGGGAAACTGAACCTCGATGTCGAGCAGGTGCTTCCTTTCACAAGCGTGACTGAAGAGGAGGAATGAGATGATTATACTTGACATATTCAAATACTTTGCGGCCTTCGTGCCGAAAGATGCGCTCAGAAGGACATTCCGTGTGCCATCCGGTGAGGAATATCGCAAGCTGATGGATGAGGTCCTGGATTCCGGAGATGGCAGGGTGCAGGGCGGTATAACGGACTACGTCTTCGGCACCGACCAGGACAGGCTCGCCACAGTCATCGGTGATGTGAAAGGCATCTATCTCTTTGTGGAATATGATCGTGTGAGCAGCACCATCAACAGTGCCACCGACCGCAAGGATGACCGCATACACGTTGCCGTCACCGTGGCCTGTCCTGTTCCCGACTCCACCGACCTGGTGGGAAGCGCGATGGTTCAGGACAGATGCCTTGAAATTTTATCCTCCATACGCCGCCGGATGAGGGATGACGATGACCTGAGGCGTGGCATCAATTGGATGGACTACCCTGCCACGCTGACGGTGTTCTCGTCCAAGGCTCTGGCCGCCTCGCAGGGCTGGAGTATGGAGTTTGACATATATGGTATAGACATAGTATAAGGTTATGACACAGGAAGAGACACAGCGGTACATCGACGGAAGTCTGCCGATTCCGCGCAAGGTTACGGATGTCGTCATCCATTGCTCGGCGACCATCGAGGGTAAGGATTTCCGGGCCAGGGACATTGACCTCTGGCACAAGAAGAGAGGGTTCAGGAAGATAGGGTATCATTTCGTGGTGGACATCGATGGTGGCATCGAGCAGGGACGGCCGCTCAGGGAGGTCGGCGCTCACGTCAAGGATCACAACGCTCACTCGATAGGCATCTGCTACATCGGCGGGCTTGACAAGGACGGCAAGGAAAAGGACACCAGGACGGACGGGCAGAAGGCATCGCTGCTGTTCCTCGTCAAGGCTTTGAAAGCAGCCATACCGACCATCAGCAAGGTCGCCGGCCATAGGGACTACAGTCCGGATCTGAACGGGAACGGGGTCATCGACCCTAACGAAAGGATCAAGTCCTGCCCTTGCTTTGATGCCATAGAAGAATACTCCAGCTGTTAGGCCTGTAGTAGTTATGTGTTTTTGGTACCCCGGGCCGTGACGGTTCCGGGGATTTTCGTAAATTTGTGAGGCCAAAACACATGCGTATATGAAGAAAGAGACCAAAGACAGAATCCGGAAGGCGCTTGCGAATCTTGAGCGCGTCCTCGATGCCGTGAACGAGCGCAAGGCTGCCCGTGAGGCATTTCTTTTCAGCATCCCGAAGAAGAAATATCTCAGCTGAAAGGTAAAACTTGCATAAAATGAGAAAAAAGTTGCACGGAATGAAAATAATTGCATATCTTTGTCGTGCCTAACATATCGAACTGCATTAGTGTACCCTCATGGGAACGCTGTACATAGTTTGAATTTTATTTATAGGAGTCCGTCCGAATGGGTGACCTTCGGCAGCAATCAACTTGCAGTTGGGTGTGTTAGGCAGGGCTCCTATTTTTTTGTGTATATGCCTAACACACCCAATTCTCCACTCTCCAGGCTTCTTCTGGAGACCGCCACAGAGGCGATGGACTCCCTCATAGAGGGGGCGTCCGAATTCTGCAAATCATTCATCATCATTCAGAGGCTTCACGACGACAAGGGCCTTCCGGTCGATGACCAGAGGATCCGCGAGATGTCAGACCTCATCCATTCGCTGCGGAAGATGCTCTACGACGAGCGCGCTTCCCTTCAGCTCCAGCTCTCCACGGTCACGGACGCGGAGGAGGCTGAGAGAGTCATCGCCGAGTTGAAGGCGAAAGCCGAGGCCGGGAGGACTCCGCAGAAATGAAAGCGGCCGAGATTCTGAAGTCGGAAGCCCTGGACCTGAACCGGGGCATTGTAGCCATCGACAACGCCATCAGCGTGGTCAAGGCCATCTGCGAGAAGGCGAACAAGACCGACGGATGCGAGGTGGAGAAGTTCCTTCCCGACATCCTTGACAACCTCTCCGACGCCAAGACATCATTCTCCGGGCTTGCGTCTATTCTTTTGAGTGTGTCCGCCTACCGCATTGTCGGAGGCCGGCCGGAAGACGAAGAGGAGGGCGAACTATGAGAAAGGGAACATCTGACCTCCTGTTCGAGTTCATACTGAACATCAGGCGCTGCTCGTGCCAGCTGCACGCCATCTATTCCGCCATGGACACGGCCGACCTCGCCGTCTGGGAGTCGACCTTCGAGACCATCCGCCAGAACCTCTCCGACTCTTCGTCGTTTGCGGCGGACATCATCCTTTCATCCTTAAATTCAGAAGAAAAATGACACGCACATTGAACTACACCAAGGGAGAGGCCTTCCACACGGCCGTCAGCCTCTTCGACACCAGATTCCACTCCACCATCAAGGCTGTCGGGCCTCAGAACGGGGCGCGCAAGGCCGTCATAATGCCGGCAAGCAATTACGCCGGCAAGCTCCGCGGAATGGCCAGAAGGGGTGAGATCCCTGCCGAGCTGCCGGGATATATGGTCATAGACGGTGACGGGAGGCCAGTGGCCGTATGCCACTACTGCGAGGCGAGGCCATAGGCCCGCCGCAGCGGATTATCGTTCGGCCCTGTCCTTTCGAGGACGGGGCTTTTTCGTTTTCTTCGCCGGAAAAATCCCTAATATGTTCACAGACGAATTCAAGCACGACCTCCGGACTGTCCTGGACACCCAGTCCACGGCCCTTCTGGCCAAGCAGAACGCCATCGCTGCCACCTCCCTGAGGAAGAGGAGCGGCCGGCTCACCTCATCTCTTCAGGAACGCCCCGTCATAGGCGGCGATGGCGTGACGATGTCCTATCCGAAATATATCCGTTTTCTCGACATGAGGTATGGTCAGGGCGGCCGCCGGAAGAAGAAAGTGCCCATCTACAGCCGCCAGGTGTACGGCTATCTTGTCGGCGGGGTGCGCCGCTGGCTGAACAGGGTCATCCCGGACTTTATGATACGGGCCATCGACGGTGCCATATCGGGACGCAAAGTGTGAGGATTCTGTCCTTTGCCGTGCCCGGTCAGTGGGCTACCTTCGTGAAAAATTCGATATATGGCAGGAATCAAGAACGAGATAGTCAAGTTCATCGCGGACATAGAGCTGGATCCGCAGCAGACGGCGCAGTATCAGAAGAGCCTCTCGGACTGCGAGAAGTCCGCTGACGCCCTGCGCAAGTCCATAGCGGAGACCACCGCGAAGATGGATGCGATGCGCGATGCCGGGCAGGAGTCCACGTCCCAGTATGCTGCGCTGAAGAAGTCCCTTGACGCTGACGCCAAGGCCCTGAAGGAGGCATCGAGGAATGCAGACAAGTATGCCGAGGCCCTCGGCATCGGCTCGATGTCGCTCTCCCAGCTTCAGAAGCACGCCAAGCAGTGTCGTCAGGCGTTGGCCAACACCCACAAGGAGGCGAATCCGAAGGTCTGGGAGAAGTACAGCGAGGAACTGAGAAGGACCGAGGAGCGGATCCGTGAAGTCAAGGGCGGAGGCGAGAGCACCGGCAAGGTAATGAAGGGTCTGGGCGCCCAGATAGCCGGAGGTTTCACCGTCGGTTCCCTGGCCGTCAAGGCCTTCGATGCCGCCGTCGGGCTGGCCAGGAAAGGGTTCGACACATTCACAAAGACCACGCAGGTATGGGGAGACCGCTGGGCCGTCGTCACCGAGATGGTGAACGCCGGCTGGCAGCAGTTCATCGCCAACATCGGACAGGGCTCCGATGTGGTGAAAGGGTCCATCAGGGATGCGATGCGTGCCGCAAAGGAGGCTGCGCAGCTCCGTGACGAACTGTTCGAGCGCAACAATTCCTTCAAGATGATGGAGTCTGACGCCAAGGTCTATATCAACAGTCAGCTGGAAATCGCCAACAATTCCAGCAAGGAAGCTTCCGAGAGAATGGCCGCCCTTGACAACATCATCGCCAAGGAGAAGGAACTGGCCGAGACGAAGAAATCCATCGCGGAGCAGGACAGGACGGCCGCCATCGATGTACTGAAGGCACGCACGTCGATGAATGATGAGGAACTCCAGTTCGTCATCGACAATTACGAGGGCAACCGTGACTTGATCACGCAGGCCGCAGAATACAACACCCTTCTGGAGCGGCGCCAGGCCATCCGCAACAATCAGAAATATGCCACTGACCTTTATTCGATCAACGCCAACGCAAAGGCCCTGGATGAGGTGGAGAAGAAGCTGCAGGGGTGGGATGACACCGTGGTCGAGGCTGCGCGTCTGACACGCCAGTACAATCTCGCAAATGACGACCTTGTGAATTCCTATGTCAATGCAACCCTTGCCTTCAAGCAGGCTGATGAGGAACTGTCGGCGGCAACGGCCGCACAGGCGCGGAAGCGCGGCACCCTTCAGAACCAGATTGACGCGGATGAGAAGGCGAAAAGGGATAAGGCCTATCAGGACCGCATCAATGCCGCCCAGTCGGCCTATGATAAGGAGATATTGCAGCTGAAGCGTCAGCTGGCCGCGAGGGAGATCACCGAGACGGAATACAACGTCAAGAGTCAGGCAGCTGAGCTCAGTATGCTCAACGCCAAGATTGCCATCAACAAGACATACGGCAAGGATGTCACCGACCTTCAGACAAAGGTCGTCGATAAGCAGCTGGCGACGCAGAAGACACTCCAGCAGGCTTTCGAGAAGAGCAACGCTGATTTCCGGCAGATGATGAAGAAGATGAACGCCGACGCGGAAGCCGAGGCCGACAAGCTCCTCGAGGCTCTTACTGCCGAGACGCAGGCGGAGATTGACACTCTGCTTGATTCACTCCCGGAGGATGTCGATATCGTCAAGAAGGTGAGCCGCCTTGTCGAGAAGGAGAACGGCACGGAGCCTGCCAGCAGGAAGGGCAGGCTCTCGAAGGCCGAGGCCGACCACAGCGCCGAGATGGCCGACCTTGAGTCCCTGCACGAGATGCAGATGATATCGGAGGAGGAGTTCCTTGCGCGGAAGAAGCAACTCAATGAGGAATATGCGAAGTCTGTGGCCGAGATCAATCTCAAGACCTGGCAGGATTCCCTGGACACTGCAAGCCAGTTCCTGGAGGAGGCGGGGAATATGGTCGGTTCGCTTCGGGATGCGGAGCTGAACAGGCTGGATGCCCAGATGCAGGCTGAACTGACCGCCGCTGGTGACAATGCCGAGGAGCGTGAGCGCATAGAGGCCGAGTATGAGCAGAAGAAGCTGGACACGCAGAAGAAATATGCCGACGTGGACATGGCCATCAACATCGCCAAGACCATAGCCGCCGGGGCTCTGGCCGCCGTCCAGTCGTTTGCCCAGCTCGGTCCGATCGCCGGGGCCGTGATGGCCGGGGTCATCGCCGTGACCACGGCGGCCGAGGTGGCGAGCATCGTAGAGCAGCGCAACGCCATAAAGAACCAGAGTGTAGGATCTTCCGGAAGCTCGTCATCTTCATCCGTGGTCAAGACACGCGAGGTCACGGGGTTCTCCGACGGGGGATATACCGGTGACGGAGGAAGATATGAGCCTGCCGGTGTCGTCCATCGCGGGGAGTATGTCGTGGCCGCGCCTGAACTGCGTGACCCGTCTGTCGCCAGGGAGATAGCCCGCATCGAGCGCAAGCGTCTGGCCAGGCTTCACGGCCGTGCGTCAGCGGTTCCGGGATATGCCGACGGAGGCTATACTTCCGGAACATCCCCCGTAACGTCGGCGGCGGATGAGCTCCTGCAGAACATATATTCCCTTCTCCGGGGCTATATGTCGCAGGCACCAATGGCTTATGTGGTTCTTTCCCAGCTGCAGGCGCAGGAGGACTATCAGAGGAGAATCAAATCCAAACTCACATTGTAATGATAAGACTGTACACAGAAGCCGGGGAGTTCGGCCTTCCAGAGGGGTTCTCCATCGAGATAGGCATGAGCAACCCGATGTTGTCATCGGATGGCAGCGCGTCCATTCCGTTCTCAGTCCCCGCCACTCCAGGGAATCTTGTGGCCGCCGGACGTCCTGACCTCCTTTCGAGGCAGGAGTATTTCCAGAACAATGTGGAGTGCATCCTCCAGTACGGGACATTCCAGGTCCAGGGCAGCCTGACGGTGACATCCTGCTCGAAGACGGAGATCGGCGGGGTGATAGCATTCTCACAGAGCAAGACTTATGCGTCTTTCAAGGGGATGAGCCTGAAAAGCATTCTGTCAGACCGCAGGTATAACCTCGGGACATCCTCCGTCGATACCCTTGCCGGCCTAATCGACGATGCGATGTCCACGGAGGAGACAGAGCAGTATTTCGACCGCCACGAAATGGTGGCCCTCCCGGTGCGCTGCCAGATAGCGGACGGGATCATCGACACATTCAACGCCTTGGAGGACACAAGCACCGAATATGGTGAATCCTTCGGATCCATTGTGTACAAGGCCAGAACGTATAAGTCCGGGGACCTCACGCTCAATGTTCCGAAAGGCTACGGGGTCACGGTGTTCCCGTATATGTGCTACATTGTCCGCACGATACTGACATCCTGCGGATATGATGTCGCGCACAATGATTTTGATGAGGAGCCGTACAGGAACCTTGTCCTTCTTCATCCTTGCGCGGACCTTATCTGCAACGGATCCATCAACCTGCGGGATTTCGTTCCGGACATCACTCTCGGTAATTTCCTGACCTGGCTTCAGGACAAGTTCGGGGCGTATGTCAATATTGACGGGAACAAGGCTAAGGTATATATCCTTGGTCGCGTTCTTGCTTCCGCTCCAGAATCCGATGTCACAGGGTATGCACAGGATGACGAGGCGTTCGAGATTCCTGAGGCTTCGGCCGTGGAACTCACTGCGGACACGTCCATTGATGGCGCCACACCTGTCACTGAGACTTATTCCGAACTTGGGTACAAGTTCGGAACATATACGAAAGTGGCCACCCAGTACGCGATAGGCAAGACCGATGGGCTGTATTACTGCGAGGCCACTGGGGATTTCTGGAAAGTTGAGAATGGGGGAAGCGCACAGCGCATCGGGTCGGATGCCTTCTCGTTTTCAGGGCGGTATTTTGACGAGACGGAGAATGAGCGCAAGCCTGAGGACCGTATCCTCACCCATATCTACAGTTACCATTACAAGCCTTCTCCGGTGCTTCCTTTCATCGGCAACGCCTGCCATTACCATACGGCCATACAGGGGGAAGAGGAGAAGCAGGATCATCCACTTATGGTCTGCTGGGCATATTATGACGGATACTGGAGAGGCACGGCCACTGGCTGGAGAACGGACGGCAAGACATTCACGAGCCTTTCCCCCTTCGGGCTCTATTCACTTTTCTGGAGGAATTACAACAGGCTTCTGCTGAACGGGGCGCCTGAGGTGTCCGTGACTCTCAATCTGCCGGTGTCGTTTCTTCAGGGCCTTGACATCTGCCGGCCAGTGCTTTATAAAGGTGTCAGGGCGCTCATCAAATCGCTCAAATACAGCATATCCGATGACGGGATAGTGTTCGGCGAGGCAAAGCTCCAGATCCTTCCCGAGATAGACTATCCAAAGGATGTGCTGCCAATCACTTTATGATATTATGATACAGTCAGAATTTCCAACCGTCAGCTGGCTTCCGACATTGGGGCCGCTGGTCATAGAGACCGAGCCTGAGAACCGTCCGGAAGTGAGCATATTCGAGCTGCAGCGGCAGAAGACTCTTTTCTCCGGAGCCTTGTGGCCGGACTTCAGCGGCCGTCTTGAGATTGACCTGAAACCGCTGGTCAAGGACTTGTTTGTCCCGTCGCTCCCGTCATCCGTCGCCACGATCCAGAGGAATTACGCATCCCTGAAGATGAAAAGCGAGGACGATGACCAATATACCTATGCGGAGGTGAACCTGTTCTCCGAGGACTCTCTTACGAGGATGAGCGATGCGGACGAACTGGAGGTGCCGAAGAACTATGTGCTGCCGATAAGCTATGCCGATGACGACACGTTCGATTCCGCGGCCATTGAGACGCGTTCAGGTGAGATCGACATAATGGATCTAATTTCCGAGGGGTCCGGGGACAATCTCGGGCGGTTCACGATGATGCTTGGCATAGGCTCCCTTCAACTCGGTGGTGATGACACATTCAGGATCAGGATTTCCTCGGCCATCACTCCGGATTTGCGCTCGCCGGTCTATCACATCACCTCCAGGGAGATGGAGCAGTACCTGTTCTATAACCGTCTCGGCGGCTGGGATAACATTGCGATGGGTGGACGCAGGACGTTCGCCCCGGAGATGGAGTTCAGCAGTCATATTGAGTCCGGTGTCAGGAAACCCACCCTGTGCAAGGCCACCCGCCAGTATGTCCAGAACTCCGGATGGATGACACTTGCTTCGGCCGAGGCCCTGTCACGGCTTCTCGCTTCTCCGGCCATATATCATCTGTCCGGCGGGGTGTGGCGCGGGATTGTCATCACGGCCAGCGACATCACCATCGAGAGCGACGCGTCGCAGCACAGCCTTTCATTCACATACAGATATTCAGAAGAAGATTAGCAATATGGAAAAGATTACACGCATCGGGATCCTGATGGACAGCGACATCAAGATCGAGGTTATATTGGACAACCTACCGGCAGGCAAGACGATGGCTGACATAGATTTCAGTGTCGCCTTCTCTACGGCCAACGGGAAGCTCACGATGGAGAAGAGCAAGCTCTACTCCCTTGAGGACGGAGGCAAGACCAGATATATAGCCTGCTTCAACTCCTCCAAGGTAGGCAAGGGCGACATCATCATGACCGTGACGGCAAGCATTCCGGACGCCGGGTTTGCCGGAGGTCTGCGCAAGGATGTCGTGAAGGCTGATACTATGGTCACCGTGCTATGAGGGCTGCCGCATCCATACCATACAGGCAGGTGTCAGTCTCCATCTCTGTCCTGACGACGGTGGCGGAGGCGCGTCTGCTGGATTTCCGGTCTTGCGCTTCGCCTTCGCCACACCGTCAGATAAGGGCGATTGCGTCCGTATTGCTTGGCTTGTGCCTTGTCCTGGCACAGCCGGAGCGGACGGCGGCCACGGCAAAGTTCATCGAAGAGATAGGCATTGACGGAGGTGTGCTGTCCTCCAATTTCATAACACGCGACGGCCTTTTTCTGCTGACAGCGGACGGCCGTATATTTTCAGTCAGGCAATGAGCGAATTATATCAGAGCAAGTTCACAGGCGAGGAGATAGATCGCATCCTCAGCGAGTCGGTTCCGCACGTCAGGACAACCCCGGATGGCTACAACAGGCTGATTGTTTCCGGCAAGGTGGAGTCCGATGTGTGGTATTGCGTCTATTCCGATGCCGCGTTCAAGACCCTTGAGGCCATCTATGTGGGAAAAACCCTCCTTGTCAATGTAAAGGACCGCTATGCCGGCCTGATGCTGGAGGTGAGACTTACAGAGGATGAGTATCAGAAGCTGAGGGATGACCGCAAGGTCGTTCCCGGCACCTGGTACTCCATCTATAGCGACTATGCGCACAAGAACCTCACGGCTCTCTATAACGGCAACAAGCTGGTCATGAAGGGAGGTGGCGGAGGCTCCGCCGGATTTCCTTACACATTCCCCATCACTTTTTAACAATTCAAGATTATGGCGACAGACTTATCATCAATCACCGAGAAATTTGAGAACGGCGGCACCGATGAGAGCGGTGTGCTTACCGCCGATGAATTCAACCTGCTCCTGAAGGCCATCAAGGAGAACCAGGGCGGCATCAAGAAAATAATAAGGAACAATGTCGAGTATGTTCCCGATGCTGACGGCACTGTCAGGATGACCATCCTCTCTGACAGCGACCTTCCTTCGGTGCGCCTTCAGACCACCGACAGCAGGACATCGATCATATCCACGGACGGGAGCGTTAAGCTGCATCTTAGGTATACGTCAGTTTATACGAAGAACGGGATATCCGAGGATTCCGGCCACGACGGACTGCTGGTCATCCAGAGGAAGACGGCATCTGACAGCGACTGGCTCAATGTCGCGTCCGTGGCGATGACCCCTTCGCCGTTTGAGGACTCTGACGCCTATCAGGAGATAGACATCAGCGAGTATCTTCTTGACGGGGAACAACAGCTCCGCATGGTTGTCACCGACACCGAGATGAATGTGTCCTCATCGTACCTGACATTCGCATCCGTGGTCAGGACACGTCTGGCTGTTGAGTTCATATCCAACTGGCAGAACGCCATCGAGGGCGGGGCCGGGGCCTCTGCCATCCTTTCATACGTCCTGTACGGCGCGGTCGCCAAGGATCTTCATCTGAAGATATCGGGAAAATCGTCTTCCGGGGCCGATGCGACACGCGAGATCATCCTTGCGAACTCTACTATATCAGGATATACAGGGTCGTCGAACCCGTTCCACTACACCCTTCAGGATTCTGCCGGCGAGCCGTGCAAGATTCTTTCCGTCCACGGCGTCCATCGCATCGAGGCATGGCTGGAGGCTGTGGCCGACTCAAGCATACAGTCTGATCACGTCATTTCCCAGATATTTGTGGATGCTGATCCTGAGGACGGCAAAAGCTATCTGCTTCTGCAAAAGGTCGCAAAGTCCGTGACCAACTATGTGACGGCCGACATCCTGGAGTATGGCGTGTTCAGCCGTGACGGGGCATCCGTGCCTCTTGATTTCTCGGTCGGCAATTATGCCGGGGATGCTTCATATCTGAAGTATTCCGCAGTGGCCGTGCCCGGTGTCCAGTATAAGCTGCATAACACGGTGGAGATAGAGGGTGATTCATCAGAGAGCATCACAGCCTATCTTCGTGTCACTTCAGACGGCCGTGATATGCTGGCATCATCACTCGGATCAGAATTGTACGCCCTGCAGGTGGACAACAAGGAGAATTTCGCCCCGACATCCGGGGCCGACTTCTTCCTGAACCCCAAGGTCAGGAACAACTCCGAGAGCAACCCTGCGACCGTCCTGAACTCGGCTCAGGGAGGCGCCGCCATAGGCTCCGCATTCACGGGGTTCGGCTTTGTGAACGACGGCTGGGTGACGGACTCCGACGGTCAGCGTTGTCTCAGAATCCTGGCCGGACAGAGCCTGGATATTTCATACGAGGCATTTCAGGCGTATATCGATGCCGGTAAGAAGTACAGCAATCAGAAGGCGTCCGTCACGATAGAGCTTGACTTCACCGTCCGGAATGTGACGAATGAGGATGACCCGATACTGAAGATATGCTCGTATCTTGCCGCGGACGGTCTTCCGCTCGGCTTGGAACTGCGTCCTCTTGAAGGCGTGTTTATGACGCGTTCACAGAGGACAGAGGGACAGCAGAATTTCGCTTGGTCCGAGGGGAAGAGGACACATCTGGCCATAAATTGTTATTATAATCTCGGGGCGGCTGGAACCAACGAGACGCAGGTGTCGTATGTGCGCGTGTTTGTAAATGGCGGCATTGAGCGCGAGTTCCTCTTCGACCACAACCGCTCCAATGAGTTCTGGCAGAATGATGCCTCCGGCAATCCTTCATCGCTTGGCATCCGCATCGGGCAGGATGGTGCGGACATCGACATCTACGGGATCCGTGTCTATCAGAAGTCACTTTCCTCCCAGGACATCCAGCAGAACCGTGTCAGCGTACTGCCGACAGCCGCCGAGAAGCTGGCTTTCAAGCAGGAGAACGACATATTGCAGGACGGGGCCATATCCTATGCGAAGGCGGCAGCCAAGTACAATGTCATTGTGTGGTACGGATACAATGTGTCCGGGCACAACGCCGACACCAAGGCTGACAAGAAAGGGAATCTGTATATCCAGATGCGCGACTCGTCCGGGGCTATTGACAGGGCTCATTCTGGCAATCTGACAGGCCTTACGGAGAAAGGTCAGGGGTCTACCGCCAAGCAATATTACGAATGGAACACGCAGTTCCAGTGGAAAGGGGAGGCGGGATCATTCGTTGATCTTGACGGGGTGGACCATGGTCAGAAATATCAGCTTCTTGACGGAGTGCCTTGGGCGAAGAAGCTGGTCGGCAAGATCAACTACGCGTCATCTATGCAGAGCCACAAGCAGGGGGCGTGCGAATTGTACAATGACCTTTACAAGGCGATAGTCACAGACTGGTCTGTCAGCAGGGAGCCCGGTTTCGAGGATACCAGGGTCGCTGTCATCGAGAGGCCTGTGTTGTTCTTTGTCCAGACACCTGATGACACGCAGCCTGTTTTCCAAGGGCTGATGACATTCGGGCCTGGAAAGGCCGACAAGCCTACCTGGGGTTACGATAAGAAGGTCTTCCCGGATATGGCCATGATGGAGGGTTCTGACAACAACTTCCCGCTCACTGACTGCCGCGTGCCGTGGGATGATGCCGTGACGTATAATGCTGCCGAGGAATATTTCGAGTATAACGGTGAGGGCAACATTGATTTCGACATGGGGAGGGTGCATGATGAGCAGGACGCTGGAGGGTCTGATGTCGAGGTGCCAGATGATGATCTTGTGGAATACTACCGAAAGGCTTGGAACTGGAACTACAGGTGGAACTGTCTCATTGACTTCTATGATGGTACTTTTGAGGAACTGAAATCCGATAAGAGTGCCAATACGAAAATTTCGTACTGGGTGACCAAGGCTTCGGACTCGGCACGTCAGTTCGACCTCTTCAGGATTGACTACAAGGGTAAGGATGCGTACAATAATGATGTTTTGGAATGGGTCCCTGCCGGGATGACAAAGGCGGATGGTCAGTGGCAGTCCCTGAATCTCATGGATGACACACCGGTGGCCAATACGGCCATTTGGTCTGATATGAACGAGGACTTCATCGCCGCACGCGCCGCGAGGTGGAAGGCTGGCGTGGCGGACTACTGGTCTGTCCGCTCAATGCAGTTCTATCTGATGTTCATCAAGTTGGTCGCCGGTACTGACAACCGGTCGAAGAACACGTACTATGTCTTGGACTCTAAGACTCATAAGCTGCATCTGCACTCTGATGACCTTGATACTATCTTCAAGACCAATAACACGGGTTGGCAGCTCAAGCCGTATTGGCTTGAGGAGAGGGACACTGACGCCTCCGGGAACACCTACTGGGAGGGCCAGTACAATGTGTTCTACGATCTTATAGAGAAAGCGTATGCCGATGCACTGCCACAGATGATGAAGACAATCCTGACTACAATGGCCGGGCTTGTCGGATCCGGGCAGAAAGACAAGTACGGGAATCTTATACAGCAGACGCCCGAGGGATGCTTCCAGAAATATTTCTTCTGGATCCAGGAGTATTTCCCGGCGACGGCCTACAACGAGACGGCGAGGATCCGTTACGAGGCAGCGCAACTTGCGGTGGCGAAAGGGGATTTCGTCTCCCCGTCCGGTATCAACCCTATCACACAGTCGCTGGGGGCCCAGCTTGAGTGTGAGCGCCAATACATCAAGCGAAGAATGATATATCTTTCATCATTCGCCGCTTATGGGGAATTCGATGCAGGATCGGTCACGGGAGCATTGTCCATTCGAGGGATGAAGACCGTGGAAGGAGCGGACGCTCCTATGGTGCTGACCATCAAGACACATCAATGGCTCTACCCGACAGGCGCGACCGGGCAGTCTCTTGTGAATCCTCACGTCCGTCTCGCCCCGGGTGGCCGTCTAGTCAATAAGACTGGGCAGCCGTATGGTGATGAAGGTTATTCCTTCAACATAGGAACAATCGTGGGAGATACGTCCTGCAAGTTGTCCGGAATCAATTATATGAGGAGCATTGGCAACGTGGCGTCCCTTTCGGTCAATCCGGCCTATGCCTTCACGGTGTCCGGTGAGAGGCTCACGGAGTTCATCGCCGAGCCTTCCTCAGGCGAGACGGCACAGTTCCGTCCTTCCAGCCTGCAGGTGGCCGCCCCTAATCTCAGGACGTTGTCCATCAAGGGATGCAGTCTAATTTCCGGAGAGCTTTCCTTGTCTAGCCAAACCAGACTCCAGACCGTCGATGTGAGGGGTTCAGGTGTCGTGAGTGTGGTCCTTCCGGAGTCTGAGACGGTGCGGGCAGTACACTTGAACGACCGTTTGAATGAGATTCGCCTGGCCAATGTAAGGAATCTGTCCACATTGACAGTGCAGGGGTATTCATATCTCGGCCAGATCCAGTTTCTGAAGAACCACGGAACGTTCGATACGCTGTCTTTCCTGAATGAATGCTATGCGGCAGGTGCGCCCGTCTCCATCCTTCAGGCCGAGGGCATAAGCTGGCCTAATATGCAGCCGTCAGTGATGGAATGGCTTACCAATATAGCGAACTGTAGCCTATCCGGAAGCATAACCGTGACTGGCTCGACATCGGCGGTTACGTTCGAGATGAAGCGCAGGATGCTGAGGAAATGGGGCGATATCGACACAGGGGCAGGCGGCCTTCTGGTCACGTACCCTCTACGAGAGATTGTCAATTCGCTGATATCTGGTCCTGATACGTTGGCTAAGGCGGGAGACTACAGCTACAAGATAACGCCGGCCACTGCCGGGGGAATTTCCACGGCACTCGGAAACAACTTCAAGAGCATTTCCTGGAATTTGAGCCAGAACGCCTATGCGGTTGTAGATGCCGAGGGCAATGTCATGGCCACATCCGTCGGGCAGGAACTTGAGGACGGCTCTGGGCCTGAGGCCACATTGACGTGCACGATAACACTCCTTGACGGGAATGTGGTGACGGCCACGAAGACGCTGAGGCTTTATGACAGGTCTGCGAGGGTTGGTGACTATCTCTTTTATGACGGCACCTATTCGGACAAGTTTGACGGGACGAAGACCTGTATCGGGGTCTGTTGGTACATAGACCCTGATGATCCTACCCACCGCCTGGCTGTCAATCTCGAGAATCTTCCGGCGATGCCGTGGGGCTTGTTCTCCCATCCTGACTATCCTCAGTATTCCATCGACGGGATAGAGCTGGAAAGTGGCTACGATGCGTATGACACACCGATGAAGAACATATATACATCGGGCCTTGTGGCCAACGAGGAAGGAGGTGAGAATGGATATCTGTCGGATGCGACCTATCGAGACGAATCTGAACTTGGCGACAAGGACGGGTTCAGGAAGCTTGCAGCGGACACGGCTTGTTCCCTTATTGGATGGGTTGAACTCACCAAGGATCTTCTAGGCCATAAGAAGGGCGAGAAAATGCCTTGGGGAATGTACCAGACCTTGGAGGTTATAAATCATCGTGACAGGGTACTTCTGGAGACAGGACACGAGATTCCTGCGGCCACAGCCGAGAAGACGGAACTGCAGGTGCTTGATTCGCTTTTGGATGCTATTGTCGCTGAAGGTGGTGACACCAAGTATCGGCAGTTCTACTATCCTATGGCCTCACGGGTGCACGCATGGGAGCCGACGGTGCTGCGTTCCAATGAGGTGCTGGCCGACAAGTTCAAGGCGGGAAACTGGTTCCTGCCGTCGGAAGGGGAACTCGCCCGTATAGGATGGTATTATATGAATGGTGTGGCAGGAGGCGAGCATGGAATCTTTGTAAATGCAATCGCGGACGGCATCATGAAGAATTTCGGGTCCAGCTGGTTTGGGTCTTCGTCGGAGTATAGTTCGGATGATGAGTGGATCGTCAACTTCGGCTCCGGCTATTGCGACATCCCGGGCAAGAGTAGTTCGAGTCTCAGCCGGGCGGTCGTGGCATTCTGATTTTTACTTTTTTGCCGCAGGGCTTTTGCCCTGTGGCGTAAAAGAGCTAACTTTGGCGAAGCCAAAAATTTTTTATGAGGAAATTTTATGAAGGCAAGGCAATCCTCAATATACCGGAAGCTCGAAGAGCTTCACCTTTGGGCGTCGGCTCTTGTGGACCGGCTCCCGAAGAGTCTGTCCTTCCAAATAGAGGGTAAGGCCATATTGGATGACATCAACAATGCTCTCCTTGTGACCAAATTCGCCCTCAAATCCCAAAAATTCAGCCAGGAGCTGCTCCATCACATCAGCACCCTTGAGGTATATCTGGAAGACCTTGACACCCATATCACTGAACTCCGTGAACGGGCGAAGAGGCTGAAGGAGGAGAATGGAAAGTCTCCTTATATGACAAAAGACCAGTATGCGGCATTTCTGAAGGATATGACGCTTATTGGTATACAGGTCAACGGTTGGCGCAAGGCTAACGATGGCAGCAAGGCCTCGGGCGGTCAGCAAGCGCCAGCGTCTGAGGCTGGAACTGGTCCTGATTGATTGCGATTATGATGGACCGGGACTTGTTATTGAATGGGCGCTGTACTGGGCCTCTGGGCTTAGTTATTTCACCAATCAGCGCAAAGGCGTCCAGCTGGTTTGGGTCTTCGTCGGAGTATAATTCAAATAATGAGTGGATCGTCAACTTCGGCTCCGGCAATTGCAACAACACAAACAAGAATAATTCAAATCTCAGCCGGGCGGTCGTGGCATTGGATGAACAAGTCCTTGTTGGTTGGATAACGGCGTTTGAGGATTGCTGTCTTCATAAGATGTCAAGCGTGGACTGTACGATGTACAGGCTTGGCGCAACATTCGATTTGGTCATTCTCGCTGCACAGATTGAGATTCTGTATAATTATCGGCCGGGAACAAGCATCTGCTTTTATGTGTCTTATCCGAGAGTCCGGGAGATTTTTGCTGCCGCATTCCGTGATAGGATAGTCCAGCATTGGATATGTATTAGGCTGGAGCCGCTTTTTGAGGAACGCCACAGAAGTCTCGGTGATGTTACATATAACTGCAGGGTCGGCTTTGGTACGATGGCTGCGGCTGAAAGGGCTGCCCGTGATACGGCCATTATGACTAACAATTACACGGAAGATGGCTATGTGGCCACCATTGACGTGTGGTCATTCTTCATGTCCATCGACAAGAATGTCACCTGGGCGCTGCTTAAGGCATTCATCCTCGCAAATGAGGAAAGGATTGTAGCCGGACATCCGGATACTGACATCCAGATTCTTTTGTGGCTCGTTGAGATGGTCGTGATGCACTGTCCACAGGATGACTGCCAATTCCGTGGAAATCAGGGGTTGCGTTTGCGGCTGGATCCTTGGAAGAGCCTTATGAATGCACTGAAGCATATTGGTCTTGCCATTGGGAACATCACATCGCAGGACTTTGCCAATTTCATAATGTCGTACATCGATGAGTGGGCAGTGACCTTCTGTAAACCTCGTGGAATGGTTTATGTCCGGTTCGTGGATGATATGTTCTTGGGGGCGAAGAAGAAGGAGGATATCCTGGAATTCAGACGTGAGCTTTGTCGGAAGATGGAGGAAATTCTGCATCAGCGTATACATCCGAAAAAGTTCTACATACAGCCGGCAAGGCATGGAGTGAAGTTCGTCGGACGGATAATAAAGCCGGGGCGCACTTATACAGGCAACAGGACGGTAGGAAACTTCTACAATGCGATCAAGAAGATAGATGCCCACTGTGGCATTATGCTGAAGCATGGAGTTTCCGTCGGTTCCATTATAGAGCTGGAGCATCAGGCGTCATCAGTGAATTCCCTTTTCGGTTTTCTTGTGCATTCGGCATCATTCAAAATCAGAGTTAAAGGAATCAGCCAGCTTCGTAATTTTTGGAAGTTTGGGTATGTCGCCAACGCCCATATCATCAGGATCAAGAAACAATATAAGTTGCAGAATTATTTAATACAGAAGCGAGATGAAGAAAACAGCGAGTGTGCGGCCTTTGGCTTTGGAGACCGCATTCAACTCATTCCGTCAGAAAAGCCATATAATCAATTTCGACATCGTGGAGCGCGAGGACGGCACGTTCGAGTACGAGTCGGTAATCATAGAACCGGGACAGTTCGACAGGGATCATATTGTCTCGGCCATAATCAGGTGCCGCTACGACCAGCACAAGATGGAGGCTATCCAGAACAATTTCTTGAGGATTTTGGCCACTGGCCAGAGAAATTCGGAGGTTGAGACGGAATTCCACCAGATGGAATCCTGGCGTGACACCGCCAAGACAATAGCGGACAGCATCCTGGAATAGCGGGTTTCTGTCCTTTTCGTTAAAGCTCTGTGTGGCTACTTTCGCAGTCAGTTACACAGAGCTTTTTGTTATGAAAATAGAGAATGCAACAAAACTGACGATTCAGGTCATCCTGTCTGTCATCCTTGTCCTTTCAGGCATCGTACTGCTTTTCTTTGGGTTTGCCGTTGCCCCACAGGGCCAGATCCACGATTCCGTGCTCATCGGCTCAGGGGAGACTTTCACCTTTGCCGGGGCTCTTCTTGGAATTGAATATGCCGCCAGAACGGCCGTTCTGAAGATTAAACAGGAACTGAAGGATGAAGACGGGAAGTAAGGTTTTGCTGGCCGTCGGCTGTACCGCTTTCACGATTGGGTGGATTTCAGGGGCTTGTTCAGCATCAAGGTATTTGCGGAAACATACAACCGAAAGCATTGATACCGTATTTGTTACCAGAACGGTAGATGTTCCGGTGGAAGAATCGTCCCTGGAGTTCCGTCAGGCTGAATCTTATGCTGTTGTGCCTAAAAAGGACATATCTGAAGGGCGGGACTCTTCCGTTGCATTGATCAGGAAGGACTCTGTGGTCTATCGTGGTGTCGAAAATTTGTCCGGGATTTCTTATGTGGCCACGGTCACGGGTGTCCAGCCTTGTATTACGGGCCTGAGCCTTACAATCCCCGAGCGGAGGATTACAAGGACTGTCGTCAAACCGTTGTCCGGATGGTCGTGCGGGGCCTTTGGCAATGGGTATTATGCCGGTCGCTTTGACGCAATGGTAGGGCTTTATGCCGCATATACCGCAGGGCCTTTCTGCCTTCACGTTGACGCAGGGGCCTTGTGGACAGATATAGGTCTACGCAAGGCCGTCAGCCCCTATGTGGGAGGGGGTGTCAGGATAGAACTCTATAGGAAAAGATGATTGCTTCCAGGGGCAAAGAAAAAGCCCCATCCGAATATCTGTATAAGATCTCACCCAAATACAAATAGCGATAGACGCAAGGACGGGGCTGTGCCACCTTCTGTGTCATGTCGCTATTGTTTTTATTTGGGTGAGATGACGCAAAGATAGCAATTATATCAACATCTAACATCAAAAGCGATGAACAAGTATTATCAACTGCTTGAAAAGGTTCTTCTGACAGGGAAGCAGCAGGAGAACAAAAAAGGAAGGATTCACTACCTTCTCAATCAGCAGCTCAGCCTCACCCCGGCCGATCTGCTCGACATCTTCGAGGGACATTCCATTGCCCGGAAGAAACTACGCAAGGAATTGGAGCTGTTCACATCCGGGGAGCGCCTGACAGAAAAATACCGCGAGGCGGGCATAAGCTGGTGGGACTACTGCGGCCCGATTCTGGTGAACTCATACCCGACCTATCTGGAAAAACTTCCAGGACTGATTGCCAGGATTAACAAGGAGAGGCGCAATTCAAAGAATTATGTCCTGTTCCTCGGCTCCACCGATGCCGAGAGCAATCAGGCCCCGTGCCTCAGCCTTGTCCAGTTCCAGATAGACGATGGACGTCTTGTCATATCTGCGTACCAGAGGAGTTCCGATGCCAATCTCGGACTTCCCGCAGACATATATCATCTTTATCTTATGTCCAGACAGATAGACCTGCCTTTGGAATCCATTACGCTGAATCTTGGCAATGTGCATATATATGACAACAATGTCGATCGTACGAGGTCGCTGCTGGCAGGCGATGAGGACGTGAGGTTCGACTTGAACGTATGACAGTTCTGAAGTGATTTGTACTTCCGAACTTGCAGAACTGCTTCAGAACTGAATAAGCTCCTATATGATAACCGCTTGCAGATATCAGTTCTGAAGCACACTTATTTTGCACTTTTTTCAAAGGGCAGTATGTTCACCTTCTTCAGCTCGGAGTTGGCTTCCGGGAGGGCCCCGACATATATGGCGGTCATGGCCACGCTTGAATGGTCTGCCTGTTTCTGGACCAGATTGATAGGTATCTTCTCCGTGAGCATCTTCGTCACGCCTGAGTCCTTCAGGCTGTAGAACTGCACGTCCTGGCCGAAGCCGCACGCCGGACGGACATACGCGTCCCAGTACTTAGCTATTTTCCTGCTGCACACAGGTGACTTGCCTGGGTCGAATTTATATGGTCCTCCGTCCCCGAACAGGTAGTTGCTGCCGTTCGACAGGTCCAGCCCTCTCAATATCGGGACCAGGACATCTGGAATCGTTCTGAAGCTGTCGTTGTCGTTCTTGGCGATCTCGCCACGGATATGGACAACCTGCTTCGTGAGATCGACGTCATAGCATCTCAGGGAGACAATCTCCTTCGGGCGAAGGAAACAGCAGTAGCACAGCAGCGCCATGCACAGATAATTCGGATTGTTCCTCCCAAGGAAATCGAAGAGTGTGTTCAGCTCGTGGTCCGAAAGGATCCTCCTTTTTTTCTTCGTCAGCTTTTTCGGCTTTCTCTTGATGCGCTCGAAAGGGTTGTCGCTGATATATTCACGATCTATCATCCAGTTGAACAGGAGCCTGAAGAACAGAAGATAGTTGTTGTATGTTCTCGGGCTTATGTCCTCCCGTGCGTCGATGTCGTCCATCAGTTCAATGGCCACCTCGTTCGTGATTGCGCAGACGTAGGCGTCTTCCGGCATACCATGCTTCTGGAGCCAAGACTTCAGCATCGAGATATAGGATCTGTAGGACCTCATCGAGTTCGCCTCCGACTCTTTCTCCTTTACTTTCAGAAAGAGATCGAGCGCATCAGCCATTCTTGCCGTCGCCCTCGGCGCTATTGATGACACGGCCGGATTCCATCCGAGAGCGAGGAGCTCGTTTATATGGCCGATGAACGCCTTGGCCAACGAACGGCGCTTTGTGGTTTGTTTGACTCTGTTGAACTTCTTCCGGTATCTCACCATCTTCCTGGTGACCGGGTCCTTCACATACCAGACCACGACCCACTCCTTGTTCTCGTGGAGCGTCGGCGGTACATAATCGACAAAGGGTGTTGGTTTGAAGAATGACATTTTTTTTTCTTTGCACAACGCGTCGAGCGCGTCATACAAGGAAAAAGGTTGCTGCCCCGTTTGTGCCCCGTTTTTTAACGGGTAATCCGCTAATTCATTGATATTCAACAAATTAGCGGATTTACGCGGAGAGGGAGGGACTCTTTTTTCTGGTTTTTCATCGCTTAACTCTTTCATATTCAAATACTTAAAAATTGAAAAACTCGATTTTTTGCTAATTTTTGACCCGATTTTGCCACGGCAAAGCGGAGAGTAAAGTACTCTCCGCTATATATTTACATCAAATTTTGGCTGCTAAACTGCCCCGATATTGACACGAAACTCTTCAAAATTTTCATTGGTTTGATACCGCTCCCCGTTACTCATTGTTATGACGGCATTCCCGGTTTCCTGGTCTTCTTCAATGAATGTAATCTGATCTAAATTGACAAGAACGGTCTTGCCGATAAGGTTGATTTCAAAAAGTCTCATTTGTTCAAAATATCTAAGTTGTTTTCACCAAATACTAACTTAAGAACCTGATCTTTTTTGTCTTGCTTCAGTTTGATTTGCAGAATAGCCTCGACTGGTTCCTCTTCGGCCTTTCCTGCCTTGACATATTTGTCTGGATATGTTAAGATGTCTATTTCAGACATTGAAAGATTAGTTGCAAGTTTTGACAATTGAGGGAAAGACATTTTGACCTTCCCGGTTAGCACTTTGCTGAACTGGGAAGGTGATATGCCCATATACTCTGCCATTGCCACACCAGTTAAATTCTTATCTCTCATTATTTTAGTGAGGCCGCAAATTATATTTTCATAAAAATTCTTTTCCATACTCAAATTTAGTTCTTGATAATCAATCCTTTATGCGATTATTTGACATCAAAAGTCAAATAATGACATTTTTTATGTCAAAATATGAAATATTATTACTACTTTCGTGGCGTGAAAGTTTTGTTGCAACAAATGTAATTCAACGGGACAGGTCACAAATAGGGAATAATCACCAAAAGTTTAGGAATATGTCAAAATTTGCATTCGTAAGAGGCTGGGGCAAACTGCCGAAAGGGCTTGCCCCACAGGTCAAGGAAGAAATCAAGGACTCTTTGGGCATTAAGTCCGATCCCACTTTCTACAGAAGGCTGAAAGGCTCGCCGGAGCCTACGGTCTCGGAAGCGGAAAAAATCGCTGCGGTGTTCAATAAATATGGCATCATAGATATTTGGGGTGATGAATGACAGCCTGACGCGCCGGGAGGAACAGGTGGCCGAATTCATCGCCTGGGGAGCGGCCTATAAAGAAATCCCGGACCTGCTGAAGAGGAAATACGGGGGCAGAGAAATCTCTCTTAACACCGTCAAAAGGGTTGTCGAGAACATTTTCTCGAAACTCTACATCAACAAGGTGAACGAACTCTCTGCCTGGTGGTTCTGCCATCGCTGTGGAGTTGATGAATCACTGTCCCCTTTCAAGGAGTTAAAGAAGACTCTTTACTCCATTCTCTTCCTGATAATCATTACACCTCAGATTGCGTCCGCTGATCTGGATCAGGCAGTACGGTCTTCAAGAACCAGGACATCAAGAACTGAACGGGTCGAGCGCTCAAGAAGGAGAGAGGAATGATTGATATGACACGGAAACAGCTCCGGCTGATAGACACGGCGCTTGGAACTCATATCGCGAAACTTCAGTCAGACAGGCAGAAATTGCAGGAAGATGACACTCAATTCAAGCAGCTGTCAGCCCGTATCGATGAATACGCCTCTCTGCAGGAGGATATTGAAATACTATTGTTAAGAGACTAAGAATATGCCACGCATCAAACAAGATATATATGACAAGATAATAGACCGGCAGAACAATGACGAAGTTCTGCTGGATATTGTCGGTCAATACAGTGAACTTCGCAAGGAAGGCGCATCGTATAAAACAGAATGTCCCGTCTGCCACAGTCACGCACTTGTCATCACGCCTGGTAAAGGTTTCAAGTGCTTTGCCTGTAACGAAGTTAAAGGCCGCAATGCTTACCATTACCTGATGACCGCACAGCGGAAGGACTCTATGGACATCATAAGGGAACTTGCCGAACATTTGGGCATTGTCATTGAATACGAGGAGGAACCGCAGCGCATACAAGCTAAGACCAAGGACAAGAATGACTTCTGGAGGAGAATGCTCCAGGCATCGGGGCTTACCAAGGCCGATGTAACAGCAAAGGTCAAGGCAGAGGACGGAACAACCAAGGATGAGCTGACTTTCTTTTCCGGGACGATGACTCCCAAAGGGGATATTGCGGATGGTGATGACTGCGTGATAGCTTACTATGATCTGGATGGGAAGCCAGTCACCTACATATCCAAATACGACAAGGAAGAGCGTCCACGAAACTACTATCGAGTCAGATATCAGAATCCAGACCTGCATAAGGACCAGAAAGAGGGGAAGTCAATGAAGTACCGCACGCCCTATGGTGCGCCTGCTTTCATTTATTATCCACAGAAAATCCGTGAACTCTATCAGAGGCAGCAGCACATCGAGAGGTTGTTCATTCAGGAAGGTGAAAAGAAAGCGGAAAAGGCCACCAAACACGGCATCCTGAGTGTGGCAGTGTCCGGGATTCAGAACATAGCATCCGGTGGCAAGCTCCCTGAAGAGCTCATAAGTCTAATACAAGTCTGCAAAGTCAGCGAGGTCGTATTCTTGCTGGACTCTGACTGCAACGACCTTTCATCCTCACTGACCGTAAACAAGCCTATTGACACGAGACCGAGAGGGTTCTTCAATGCGGTCAAGAATTTCAAGGAATATTTTGACACACTGAAGAACAACGGCATTTACGTGGAGATTTTCTATGGCCACGTCATGAAGAACGAGGCTCAGGACAAAGGTGTCGATGATCTTCTGGCCAACACCCTCAAAGGCAGGGAGGACGAATTGCTGCAGGACATCGAGAAGGCGCGTAACAGCAAGCCGATGCAGGGACAATGGGTTTATCTGAAGAAAATCACGACGGTTCCTGACAATAAGCTTTTGGAGGATTGGCACCTTCACAGCGCAAAAGAATTCGCCCTGGAGCATTTCGACGAGCTGAAGGATATGCCGGAGTTTACTTTCGGCAGACGCAAATACCGATTCAACGATAACGGGGAGTTCGAGTCGGCACAACCGGTTGAAGCGGATGAACAATTCTGGATTGAGTCCAAGAAAAAAGACGGACAGACTGAATGCTACTTCGATTATGATGGCTGCAAGAATTTCCTCGAACATCGCGGATATTGGCGTTGGGAGACATTGAATCACGAATATGAGTTCGTATATGTGAATGATAATATCGTCGAGACCGTCAAGCCGCATCAGATAGCGGACTTCGTCAAGGCATTTGCCAAGGATACCCTCCAAAAGGGCGTCCGTCAGATGTTATATAAGGGAACCGCACAGTATTTCGGGCAAGTATCGCTCTCTATGCTCGATTATTTCACAGGTCAATTCGCCTCTCCTCAGAGAGGCATCGAGAGACTTTTCTTCAGGAACACCATCTGGGAAGTCAATGCTGGCGACATCCGTGAGATGTCATATACGCAACTGAATTACAATATCTGGGCATCGCAGAAGAAAGACTATGAGGTCAGCAAGCTTCCGGAGCTCATAAGGATCAGTCACGAGGATGACCAATGGAGTTATGAAATCACGGATACCGGCCGGAAGTGCGATTTCCTCATATTTCTGGAGAATGCCTCAAACTTCACATGGAGGAAAGAACAGCCGACGCAACAGGACAGGCTGGAGAATGCCCAGCACTTCATCAGTAAGCTGGCCGCATTCGGTTACCTTGTCACGTCCATGAAAGACAAATCCATCTGCAAGGCCGTCATCGGTATGGATGGGAAGCAATCCGAGGTCGGTGTCAGTAACGGCCGTTCCGGAAAGTCACTTCTGGGAGAGGCGTGCAGAGTGGTCGTGAACACCCTATACAAAAACGGCAAGGAATTCCGAGGAGGTCCGCTCCAGCCTTTCGTCTGGGATGGGCTTGACAATCGCACGAGGCTCGTCTTTCTTGATGATACACCGAAGGATTTTGACTTTGAAGGGTTCTTCCCTTTGGTTTCCGGCGACTGGCCGGTGAACCCAAAGGGGCATAGCCCGTTCACGATAGCCTGGGCAGATTCTCCGAAGATCTACCAGGCCACAAATCACGCCAATTCCGGTGACGGTGACAGCTACGAGGACCGTCAGTGGCTCATAGCATTCAGTGACTTCTATAATGCCAAGCACAAGCCGATACAAGACTTCGGCCGTCATTTCTTCTCGGACGAATGGGATGCACAAGACTGGAATCTCTTTTGGAACCTGGTGGCCACGGCCATACAGGTGTATTTCAGATACGGTTATATCCCGGCCCCTGGCGACCGCCTTGAGAAGCGCAAACTCACACAGGAGGTCGGCGAAGAATTCATACTCTGGGCGGACGAATATTTCAGCCCATCGACGGATCCGTCCAAGCCGTCTCGCCTCAATCAGGTGGACATACCGCGAAAGGATATGTATGACAATTTCCTGGAATATATTGGGCCATCCCGACGGACATACTATCAGCCGAGGACATTCAAGACAAAGCTCATCAAATACTGCGAGTTGAAGGGATATATATTCAACCCTCAGATCTTCGACCCTGAAAAGAATGAATACATCAAGATAAAGGACGGCATCATTGACCGTTCTATCAAGCGAAATGGGTGTGAGTTCTTTACGATAGGCACGAGGGAATTCTACGCTGGCCGGCAGACAAACTATGCCAACGGAGGTAATCCGACTCCTCCGCCACCAGGAATAGATGTCGCTGACTTGATTGACCCGATGGACTTGCTGGATGTGGAATGAAATGGAAGGCCGACAGAAATACCTCCTATACACAGCGAAGCAAATCTCTGACTACCGGTCGCGATATATCACGTTCATAGCTAAGTACCGCAAGGCATATCGCGACTGGTTCCAGAGTCTTCCGGGATGGGAATGGGTACGGCTTCCTATGATGGATGAACGCACCGCAGAGGCTGTGATAGGTTTGCTCTGCATCCTCTACATCGATGACGAAATCAACCTCACTGTCGATAAGACCGTCACGATGGTGATGCGGAATCCCATCAGCGATGAGGAATATAATGAATGGACATCTAAAATATTCAAATCACCAAAAACAGGTAACAAATGAACAGTTTTATCATTCAGATTGACGGTTCTGACCTCTATAGCAGTCAGGACTGGAACGAGGCAAAGGAACTCTATAACGCCGTCGATGACATTTGCCTTTTTTCCGATGACGGCAAGCCGAAGACGCTTGTCGCAAGAATATGCGGCGAGGATCACATCATCAAGAAGGATATCATCGAGAAGAGCCCGGAACAGATTATGGCTCATCGCACGGATGCTGTGGTGATAATGTCGTCCGGCAGAATCAAAACGCTCCCACATTATGGCGAGAAATTCGAGTTGAAGGATCTTCAGACTCGTGTCGATGGGTATATCGAGATTGTCCCTCTTGACGGGGAAACTGTGATGGTGGTCAATGAGGACGGCAAAAACAACGGCTTGCCGTTCAATCCCAGGGCCACTGGTGTATTTCAGAAGTATAACCACACAGGAGACTACATCGTCGGGGATGTCGTCCTCTGCTATTCGGAAGATATACAATGATCAACAGGAATGAAAGAATTTTGGTCGAAGCCCTAAGGCATTCAGATCGTGTCTCCATACGCTTCGACGACATCACAGTATATGTCCGGAACGGCGAGTTCAGCCACGATGTGGCCATCGCCCTGCAAGCGCACTTCAACAGGCAGCACGAGCGAGAATACTCGAAACCTAAGATATTGGCCGAGGGTCTCCGGATCGAAAGGCCCGGGGACTTATTTGCAAAACATAGAAAATAATAGCAAAACTTCTATTAAATAATTTTGCTAATAATGGAAATTTTACTATCTTTGCAATACCAAACAATACGCAATATGAAGTCAGACGAATTTCACAGATGGGTAGAACGAAATGGCTGGACTTTCTTAAGGAAAGCAGGCAGCCACGTAATCTACAAGAAAGGATCCAGAACTTATCCCGTCCCTTACCACGGATCCAAAGAAATGGGAACGGGGCTTGTAAAAAAGATTAGCAAGGATATGGGGCTTAAATAAGCCCCTTTCCTCCAAAAACACAGAATGATATGAAACAGATTTCAGCAATTATTGAGAGAGCTTCAGACGGAACATATTCCGTCTATTGCAAGAACGAGATATTCTCTGGTATGGGCAACACGATTGAAGAAGCCAAGACTGATATGCTTCAGCAAATGGAACTTTATAAGGCCACGGCTAAAGAGGAAGGGTTCAGGTATCCAGAGTTCTTGGACGGTGAATTCACTATAACTTACACCGTCGATGCTTTGAGCCTTATGGATTTCTATCTCAGCAAGGGATGGTTCTCTCTGGCCACCCTTGAAAAGGTTACAGGAATCTCACAAAAACAACTTTGGGCATACGCACACGGGACGAAGCCAAGAAAGGCGCAGGAGGACCGCATCCGCACAGGGCTTCGGAACATATCGAGAGATCTTGACGCCATATTTGCGTGATTGTTTGGTAGACTTCACAAGGCGTCAGTCGCGGCCCTCGGAGAAATCCGGGGGCTTTTGCTTTCATAAAATGAGAAAAAAGTAACATAAAATGATAGAAAAATTTGGCAAAGTGTAGGAAAATTCCTACTTTTGTAGTGCAATAATCAAGGAACTCTATGAAATATAGCGAGTTAGAAAGAAAACTGCTCAAATTCGGATGTTACCCCACCGGGGAGCAGCAATGCGGACATCCTGTGTGGTTCAGCCCAAAGACAAACAGAAAGTTTACGACAAGCAACCACAAGAACCAGGAAGTCGCAACGGGAACATTAAAATCAATTTTGAGGGATGCGGGGCTTAAATAGCCCCAACCCCCTCTTAATTAAGGAGATATTAATATGGATAAAATTAAGGTTAAGGTATTTATCGAGAAAGCCGAGTGCGGGTATTCAGCATATATTGAAGATTCTCCACTCGAATTCGGTTGTATAGGTGAAGGCAAGACCGTAGAGGATACCATAAAGGATTTTCTTGGGGTATACGAAGGCATGAAAAAAAGCTATGAACAGGAAGGTCATAAAGCTGCGGATGTTGAGTTTGAATTTTACTATGACACCGCAAGTTTCTTGTCAGAGTATGCAGGAGTGTTTTCTCTCTCCGGTCTCGAGAAACTCACGGGGGTCAGTCAGGCCCAGCTTGGCCACTATCTTCACGGAAGACGCAAGCCGAGCCGCAAGACGATCAGCAAGATCCAGAACGGCGTGAATCATTTTGCAAAGGAACTTACGGCCATAAAGTTCGCTTGATTATTGCACACAGGCAACGGCCACGGCCCTCGGAGAAATCCGGGGGCTTTTTTGCTTTTGTGCAAGAAAAGTTTTGCAGGATAGAAATATTTGGCTACTTTTGCAGTGCTT